AAGATTAAGAGAAACTATTCAAGAGCAAGATGTTTCAAATCCTAAATATAATGGTAAGGTAAAACTATATCGTAGAGAATTTTTAGATGAATACTTTAAAAAAAAAGTTTATGAAGGAGAACAAAAAAAGTAGTTATAAAAGGGTTTGCCTATACCTTATTAATACCTGGCACAAATTAAATTATAAATTATGTCTAAAAAACAAAAAATTGCAGTATTAAATTATTCTGCAGGAATGGATTCAACAGGATTACTATTACACTTACTTGCTAATGATTACCTAGTAAAATGTGTTAGTTTTGATTATGGTCAACGTCATAAAGTTGAATTGGAAAGAGGTACTCAACAAATGGAGTACTTAAAATCTAAAGGTTATAATATAGAAAGAGATATTATTGATATTGGATTCTTAGGAAGAATTTCAAATTCATCTTTAGCTGGTAAAGAGGATATACCTGAAGGGTTTTATGCTGAAGATAATATGAAGTCTACAGTAATTGAGAATAGAAATGCCATTTTTGCTTCAATTACTTATGCTTATGCTTTATCATTAGCTAAAAAGTATGATACTGAATCTGTTATAGCACAGGCGCTCCACGCCGGAGACCACTCTATTTACAAAGACTGTACAGAAGAATTTAGAGTAGCACTTGAATATGCCTTCAAAATTGGTAATTATGATTCTGAGTTTGTTTCATATTATACCCCTTATATGAAAGGGAATAAAACTACTATTTTACAAGAATCCTTATTGAATTGTGAAAAACTAGATTTAGATTTTAACACCATATTCAAAAACTCAAACACTTCTTACAATCCCGACCCTATAACAGGTAAAGCATCAGGTAAATCAGGTGCTGATGTTGAAAGAGTATTAGCTTTTCATGAACTTGGGTTAGTAGATCCTTGTGAGTATGTAGATACTTGGGAGAATGTAGTAGAGTATGCTCTTAAAGTAGAACAAGAATTTCTAGAAAAATAGAATCCCCTAATATTTATAGTAGTACCACATATACCACTATAATATGAAAGTTTATATATATTGTCTTTTTGATGAAAATGAGATTCCTATTTACATAGGAAAAACTAAAAATTCTTTAATTAAAAGGGAATCTCAACATCAAAAAAGATTAAAACAGAAAGTAAATATTTTTGAATTAGATTATATTGAAGAAGATAATTGGAAACGTTGGGAATGTTATTGGATAGAACAGTTTAAACAATGGGGTTTTGAATTAAATAATCAAAATAAAGGAGGAGGTGGTCCTGAATCACACTCTTTAGAAACTCGTAATAAAATGAGTTCAACCCCCAGACCTGGAACCTCTAGTAAACTTAAAGGTGTGAAAAGACCTGATGTTAGTGATAGAATGAAAGGTGTTAAATTTAGTGAAGAAACACGGCTAAAAATAACTCAATCTAAAATTGGACATCAATGTTATTCAAATCCCGAAAGAACATTAAAAATCGTTGATTCTAATCAAATTCATTATCAAATCGAATCCGAGAGAAATAAAAAAATTTCTGATAAATTAATAGGTAGAGAAACACCTTGGGTATCAGAATCATTAAGTAAACCTATTCTTCAATATGATAAGCAAAATAATTTTATCCGAGAATGGAAAAGTGCAAGCGAGGCTGCAAGGTTTTTAAATAAAACTTCAACCACAATATCATTATGTTGTAATAAAAAACAAAAAACTTCCTATGGATTTATTTGGAAATTTAAAAATTAATTAGTATATTAAATAAAATATAAATTATGAACGAAACAACAAATTTTTCAGGTCTTAACGGAAAAAGTCTCTTAACTTATAGTAACGGAGCAATTAATACAAATGCTGACGGTAATTGGGCAACTCCTCTTAATGGAGGAACCGGCTTAAGCTACAGTAACGGAAGTAACTATAATTCAATATCAACAGTAACAGTAAATCAAAATAACATGGTAAGACAAACAAAAGTAGCTGTATTTACAGTAGAGAGAAATGAAGACAATAAAATAGTATCTACAACATTTGTAAAAGAATTATGGGTAGAGGTTAAAAACGGAACATCATTGGAATTGACTGTTGCTAAGCAATTGAATAACGACTTTGATCCAAGTACTACTATCATCAAAGAAATCTACTCAGTTACGTTCTAATATGGGATTATACAGAAAAAAACCAGTTATAATTGAAGCATTTCAATTGAGAGATTTAGAAGTACGTACCTTAATGGCTTTTCAAAATATTGCAGGGTTAGGTAACGATATTTTTCAAGTTGAATCAGATGGTTTAGTAATTAAAACTCTAGAAGGAGATATGAAGGCTTCAATAGGTGATTTCATCATAAAAGGAGTACAAGGAGAATTTTATCCATGTAAACCAGATATTTTTGAAAAAACTTACGAAGAAGTTTGGGATTAACAAATAAAGTTCGTATATTAAAATAAAACACACCCCAGTAGATAGGTCCGCCAATAAAGTCTTTAAACAACGTGGGAACTGCGGCTCTCCCAATGTGGCTGGAATGTTTTAAAAATACCAATGCTTGCTGTTAATTAATGGTAGTGCTAAACAGATGAAAAAGGGTTTATAGTAATCTAGAGTACAAGCAAATCATTAATCAGAAACCCTGCTCTTGTGTAAGCATCGGGGGCTAACCCGAAATGCTACAAGAAAGACCCAGATTGGTAAAAAAGAATTAGTTGGTGTAATGGTAACATGGGTAGCGAAAGCCGCTCGGATAAGGGTTCGACTCCCTTACTAATTCCAATAAGTTGATTACTTAGATGGATTCATCTGTCCTGAAAGATGACGACATACTCTTGGGCGTGAGGCAAGAGCGGGTTTTGAAATCTATTTTCGCCGTTACGGAAAATAGGCTCGGAAGGCAACATATTTCGGAGGTCTAATCAACCACAATTGCAAAACAGTCAGGTGGGCGTAATGAGGGATTGGTCCCGAATCCTTTAAATATAGGTTGCTTCTCCGGTTCGAGTCCGGCCCTGACTACAAATTTTAAGATTACCGTTCTTTGAATTTAAAAAACAAAACTATGGAACAAATTTTAGCATTTGTTTTAGGTGTTGGTGCAGTTGCCTTTGTATGGGTAGTTGTGGTAGCGTTTAAGACAGTAAGAAAATTAAAAGAAATTGATCAATCATTCTCAGGACATCGAGAATGGATCTCATCAAACGATCAAGTAATAAATCGTAGAGTTGATCAAGAAGTTGATCGAGTAAATCAATTAGTAAATGAGGTCTATTCAACAATAGATTCTAGACTAGATAAACTAGAGGCAAAGATTACAAAAGAACAAGGTTCTAAACAAATATTAAAAGGATAAATTAACAATAAAGAACGGTAGTTATAAAATAAATTTTCGTATATTTATATAAACAAAACATGTAAATAATTGATCAATGGGGGATTTAAACTTAGAAAAATTGCAACTTATTCTTCTCATAGAAGATTATTACAATATCAGAATTTCAGATCACGAAATGAATTCATTAGAAACCATACAACAATTATTAGATTTAATATCAAAAAAGCTTGGATATTAGAAATATAGTTCGTATATTTAAGTATAAGAAAGATAAATCACCTACTACATAACACGGCGCCAAATTAATTGTGACATGTACTGTCTGGAAGGTCAGGCTAGGTGAAAATGGGTAAGACGGTTAATGGTAACCGGTAGTAGGCTAATACTACAGCGCAAGTTCGATTCTTGCCTTATCCACATTGAAGGTTCGACCCTCTACCAAATGTGTTACACCCACAGATGGATATCGAGAGGGAGCTACCGATTGATAAGTGACCGCACATGCGGTAAAATGCTCGTATAGGTGTTAAGGTCGCTCCAAAAGCATCAAGTGGGTTAATGATGGTAGTATGATATTACATACTAAATACTAGTTAGGTGCGAAAAAGTATATTGCAAGTAGTTAACAAGGTTGGTTCGATTCCAGCTACGAGTACAGAGCAGGTCCTAGAAATAGGATATAGGTTCCTTAATTGGACAGAAGGACCAGGGTGTCCCTGATCGCCTGCTACAATTAAATTTTATCCATTATGAGGTCAATTCCTTCGTCTCCAATGTAGGTTAGCTATTGCTAACTTATGACTCAGAAATTGAGAATTTGGAGAGTAGTCCCTACCAGTAAGACTGGTGTTCAGGCTCCCACGTTTTTTGTTGAAACAACAGAAAATGGTAGAGAAGAAGCAGTAGCATCTGCAAACCGCCAAGCAAGACAAAGATCAGGTTTGGGTAAGTTTAACAATTGGTATTTTGAATTAACTAAAATGAATGTCAGAGTTGACAAACATGGAAAGTATATTCGTCATCACCAATAAAAAAATATTCGGAGAAAGATTTGGATATCTGGATCTTTTTCCGTATATTAAAGTATAGAAATAAAAGTTATGGAAAAAGAATTTATACCTTACGAACAAGCATTAGCTTTAAAAGAATTAGGATTTGATGAGCCTTGTTTAACGTGGTGGAATAAAAAAGAATTTGTATACCCTTATTGGGAAAGAGAATTCGGATACAATTATGAAAGTGGTATTGCAAAAGATTGTGTTTTATCACCACTTTACCAACAAGCATTTAGATGGTTTAGAGAGAAGTATAGATTAGATGGAAAACCAGAGTATTTTTTAAATGATTGGTATTGTTTTATTATAAATGATATGAAAGAAGAAGATACAAGTAGAAGATTATTTACTGAATTTCCTTCTTACGAAGAAGCAGAACTTGCTTGTTTAAAAAAATTAATAGAAATAGTAAAAAGTAAATAATTTAAAATCATAGTTATGAAAAATTCGTTATCGTCAAAAGGGTTATCAATGTCTCAAGCACAGTCAATCTCTAACTTGTGTAATCAACGTTCAAAGGATATTACAGCACAATTGGCTGATATCAATAACGTAGAGAAAACTTTAGTAATAAGTAGTGAAACCTATACAGAAACTAAAGGAAATCCAATTCCAGAAAACGTAGTAGAGCTATTAACTGCTAAAGCAAGATTATCTGCCACTCAAGCATTCTTGATGGAGAACATCAAAGCTAAAGATGAATTGATTACAAAAATCAAACAGGAGAGATTTAATTACGAGGTAGAAACTCCAATCCGTCCTACAACTATCTCAGAAACACTTCCATCAGAAGTAGATGAAGATTTTGGTTGGGATACTCTATCTACAGCCGAATACAATGAATTTATAGAAGCAGAGGCTTATGCTTCACATATTGGACAATTCATCCATAAAGGAGGTAAATTGGATCGATTAAGAGCAGAACTTCCTACCATTAAAACTTTAGAGTTTATGGAAATAGAAGTAGGAAAGAAAACTCCTATGAAAGTAACTATTCACCACACACCTGAGCAATTGCTTACAATTCATGAAGAATTAGCAGCACTTCATAGAGGGTATGAGCAAAAAGTGAACTACTTCAAATCTAAGATTAAAAATGCTACTACTTCTGAAAACGCTAGAATTCAGAAAGAGAGAGGGGATACTCAAGCAAGAGTGAATCAAGTAAACTTAGAATTAGCAAACGAGTATAAATTGGCTTACGATAAGTGGTTAGCAGATCAACGTAAAGCTCAACACGAGTTTGAAGAAGCACGTCAAGGTAGAATTCAAGAAGCTGTCAATTTAAAAATTGAAGTAGCTTTAAGATTTCAAGAAGTAGTAGATGAGTTTTTGAATCAACTAAAATAATTTGGTGCTAAGGAGGTAAGCACAAGCTGATCCTCCAAAGCTTTATGCTGGGATAGTGGGGTTTTAAATATAAACTATATACGATATATATTAATCAACCATGACAGACATAACACCTTCGGGTGTTTGTAAACTCGCTTCCCTACAACTTAAACCAAAACTGAGATAGAACTCAACAGCTAGACATGTTACTCCTACTGGGAGACTAAAAGTGGCTAGCGACTCTAAGACTGAGTTTTTGTCCTTGCCCTTGTGGTAGTGGAAGGTTTTTGACTTTGATTTTGCATTTGACCTAGTCTATATGCTTTACATCCCAGCAACATATTTATTATAAAAATAATCAACAAAAAGCTTGCTTAGGCAGGCTTTTATTCGTATATTTAAGTATAAGAAAAAAGATATGAAACAACATCAAGCTGAAGTAATAGCATCTTATTTTGTAGTAATTGTAGTTTTAGTTATAGTTATTTTAACAATTAAAGAAGTTATAAAAAAATAAAGGTTATGAAACTAACATTAGAAAAAGGACAACAATTGTTCTTCACATCAGACACACATTACTCACACTCAAACATTTGTAGTGCTACTACAAACTGGTCAGTGAATGATGGATATGCTCGTAAATTTGATTCATTACAAGATATGAACCAAAGACTAGTTGATAACATTAACAACATGGTTGGTGAAGATGATATCTTAATACACTTAGGTGACTGGTCATTTGGAGGATTTGATAAGATTGAAGAATTCAGAAGTCAAATCAACTGTAAAAACATTCACTTGGTTTTAGGAAACCATGATCACCACATCGAAAGAAACAAAGAGGGAGTACAAAAACTATTCTCTTCAGTACAAAACTATTTGAGATTAGAAGTACAAAGACCAATCAATAAAGCAACAACTGAAAAGTTTATTTTCGTTTGTATGCACTATCCAATAGCGTCATGGCATGATATGAACCAAGGAGTAATTCACTTGCATGGTCACGTTCATTTACCTTCACACTTACGAATAGCAGAGGGTAAAGCAATGGATGTTGGAGTTGATGGAAACGGTTTAGATCCAATTTCATTAGACGAGGTACTTTTAATTATGAAAGATAGAGAAGTTAAAAAATTAGCCTTACCAAAGGATCACCACGAAAAAAGAATATAAATGAAAGAGTTATTTTTATTAAGAGGATTACCTGGATCAGGTAAAACAACATTAGCAAATTCAATAGAAGCATATCATGTAGAAGCGGATATGTTTTTTGTTCATGGGGTAACAAATGAATATAAGTTTGATGCTTCAAAATTAGGAAAAGCACATGAATGGTGCCAAAGTGTAGTTGATGTGTGTATGAGTGATAAGCTAAGAAAAATAGCAGTATCAAACACATTTACTCAGGAATGGGAAATGCAACCATACTTTGATCTAGCAGAAAAATACGGATACAGAGTTTATTCTTTGATTGTAGAAAATAGACATGGAGGAGTAAACGAGCATAATGTCCCACAAGAATCTATAGACAGGATGCATAATAGATTTCAAGTACAGTTAGTCCCAAGAAAAGAAATTCATCTTGAGGATGTATTTAACGATCAAATAAAAGAAGGAGTAAAAAAATTAATACAAGAACATAAAGATGGAAAATAATAACAGCTGCTGTTTTGTAGCAAAAATAAACGAAGTAAGAGCAATCGAAGGAGCAGATAACATCGAACTTGTAATCGCAGGTGGATGGAATGCTATCACTAAAAAAGGTGAATTTAAAGTAGGTGATGAGACAATCATTGCAACTACCGATGCAGTAATTCCAGAAACACTATCTGAGGAAATGGGAGTTGCAAACTACTTAAGAAAGGGACAAAGAGTAAGAACTGTAAAATTAAGAGGAGTTTATTCTGAATGTTTAATTATTCCAATGAAATACCTTAGAGGTAAAGTAACTATGGGTGATTGGGATACTAAAGAAGGAACTGACTGTATGGGATTCTTAGGAATTACCAAATACGAACCACCAGTTAAACAAATTCAACTTGCTTCAGGTAGAAAGATTAAATGGAGAGACAATCAGAACTTCCACATCTACTACAAATTCCCAAACCTTAAAAATGTTGACGGAATGTTTACACAAGAAGATGAAGTTCAAATCACTAGAAAGATTCATGGGACAAATGCTAGATATGGTATTGTAAAGAAAGGTAAATTATCATTCTGGGATAAAGTAAAAAAATTCTTTAGAATTGCTGATGCTTGGATTGACTATGAATACATTTACGGATCTCATAACTGTGAAAAAGGAAGTGACTCACAAGGATTTTATTCAACTGATGTTTGGAGAACAGTTGCTGAGGAATATAAAATTAAAGAAAAACTTTGGAACATGGTTAAAATGTATGGTTCCAAATATATTGGTGAAGGAGTAATTATTTATGGAGAAATTTACGGAGCAGGAATCCAGAAAAATTATACCTACGGTTTAGAAGAAATACAATTTGTAGGATTCGATGTTAAAGTAAATGGAGAATACCAACCAGTAGATTCAGTATATAGTAGTATGGTTTTAATGTTAGGATTACCTCACGTAGAGACACTTTATGCAGGACCTTGGAATCAAGAAATACAAGACAGTTTTGTATTCAACAACTTCATTGAAGGAACAAAAGTACCACATGAAGGAATTGTAATCAAACACATCTCAGGTAAAAGAAACAAAATAGCTAAGGTTATTAATCCTTCATACCTTATTTACGGAGAAAAACACGACATAGGGGATTCACATTAAAAATAATTAACAAAAGGCTTGCTTAGGCAAGCTTTTCTTCGTATATTTAAGTATTAAAATAAAAGTTATGAGAGGAAAGAGAGTTTATTGTGAAGATATGTCATCCACTATAAAAGCCATTAGAACGGCTAAGAACCACGGAAAAACAGTGCATATAAACGGTTTACAGTACGAATGCATAGGAAGTAACATGTTGTACTGTTTAAAAACTTCTACCATTAAAAAGTTGGAGAATGTATAAATAATTTGTATATTTAGTTATTAATTTAAACAAAAAGGTTATGTATTACAAATTCAATGAACAGACATTACTATTTGAGAAAAGTAAAATATCAAACAAAGTAATAGTAGTAGCAGGAGTATTTATAGCAATACTTTTAATATTAGGATTTACATCCAATCCTGCAAATAAAGTACAAAACTTATCTCAAGAAGAAAAGTTAATTGTAATCAGAGAATATAATGAATTCTCAGAAAGTAAATTAGTTGATAAAATTAAACAACTAAACTTCAAATTTCCTCACATTATACTTGCTCAATCCTATCAAGAAACAGGACATTATAAGTCAGGTATATTTCTTGAAAATCACAATATGTTTGGCATGAAGCAAGCACAATTAAGATCTACTCTAGCAAAAGGTACAAATAGGGGTCATGCTTATTATGAAAACTGGCAGGAAAGTTTATATGACTATGCTCTATACTACTCAACATACCTTCATGATATAAAAACAGAAGGAGAGTATTTTGAATACCTAAGACAAAATTATGCTGAGGATAAAACATATGTTCAGAGATTAAAAGCTTTAATAAAGAAAAATAATTTAAAAAATAAATTTAAAAAATAATGGAAGATTTTTTTAAAGACAGTCCAAGACCAAACATATTCGAAAGGATATACCTTTGGTGGGTTCGTGATGGAAAATACTATCATAAAGACTTTAAACAAGGAGTAAAAAACATTTGGTACTGGCTTCCAGTTATTTGGAAAGATAGAAATTGGGATGACCACTACATCTTTGAAGTTCTCAAACATAAGCTAAAAGCTCAAGCAAACGAGATTGGTACGAAAGACAGACACACAAGAGCTCAACTTGATGCTAAAAGAATGAACTTATGTGTTAAGCTAATTGAATTAGTTCAAGATGAA